AGCCGTACTTGATATTGGGCTGTAACGCGACCCTTATTAGGATCTACAAAGTGAAGTCGCTGGCTAGGCATACCTGATGCAGCCATCGAATCTCTTGCGTATCGGTTATCGCTTTCGGTTGATCCAGTCCAATAAAGATTAAAGTTTTTCTGAATAGGTTCTTGTGCATGACGGTGGTAGTGTCCAAGATATATGTCATGGAAGTCATAATCGTGAGCGCCAGCCTTCCAACGGTTAGCACCGGCAATCCATGCAGCAGGAGAAGCAAACCCTGAACGACCAAGTTCATCACCGTGCATCAACAATGCGCGGTAATTACCAACTGCCACTTCTTGTATATCTTCAGGACAATCTTCCCAAGTAAGTCTTTTCTCACCGGCAAGGATCTGCCTAGACATTTCATAGACCATACGATCTACATTGTCGCTCTTAGGAACTTCAGCTCTCTTGCCACCAATGCGCCCGTGGTTTCCCCACTCAGCGACAACAGTTACCTTTTCAAAGTTAGCAAGCATCACGCGAACAAAATCCACACAAAGTCGAGATACCTGGGTAAATTGACCAAAAAGTGAAGCATCGATCTGCCACAACTGAGCTTGGTAATTGAACAATCCCTCAACCATGTCGCCGCCAAACATCACTACGCACTCGCGTACTGGGTGATGCTCACGCTGTAGTTCGGTTAAATGAACGATTTTGTCTGCAAACTGAAGCACTCTCTTACGCATAACTTCTGAATTATACGAAGTAGTTACCTTTGCCCCTTGCCAGTCAGTTGAGTGAACAAGTGCAACTTCAGCAGATGCCTTGCGCTTATCAATTTTAGGTGCAGGAACTGCTGGAACTTTACCGAGTGCAAGCATTGCTTCATATGCACCACGGTGAGTTGCTACTACAAGTTCATCATTACGGATCTTGGCTTTTGATAATTGTTTCTGCGCGTTGTTAAGAGCTTTACGAAGTTCTACAATTTCGGGATCTGATTCTTTTTCTAACTGCTCTAAATCATCCTCTAGTCCCAAGGCACTCACCCCTTCTATGTCGAGATATAACTCCATCGCTCAGGTCATATCCATTTTTGCGAAGCACTCGACTTAAAGATGAGCTAGTAATATTTTTATCTGCAACTCGTTCAGTAATTAATTTTGCTTCTTCTTTTGGAACAGTTTCTAAAAAAGTACAAAATGTGCATTTGCCCCTAGAGGAATGTACAAAGTTTTCTTTGTTCTTTAAATCATCAAGGAGTGCCACTAAGCACCCACGATTTCTCGACCTACGGTGACATAACCCACAATGTCATCCCAGGAATCTGAATAAGTGGGGTTTTTGAGGATTCTGACTGACTTCAAAGCGATCATCATTACAGCAACTTCTTCAGGAGCAATATCATCGGTGGCGAGAATGGCTCCCCACAAGCGACCTATGAGAGAAAAGTTCTCAGCCGCATCCCCGTATTTTTCCTGCCGATCTTCAAGAATATGCTCGATCATGTTCAACCCTTTCTATTGGTTGAACAAACTCTAACAGGTTACACGCCGTAAAAGCAGAAACACCCCTAGATCGGTAGGGGTGTTTCGCGGGGGTAGTGCGGGAACTACGATACCTGAAAAGTACCGCAATCAATAACAGGGATCTCGGGCGAGTCGGTAACCTGCGCCCATACTTTCCATATACCTACCCCGTAAGTACCCGTTAAAAAGCCTGTAGCGCCCTGTAGAAGCGTTGCTGCGAACCAGTCGGCATCAGTTGGTCGGGCGGTTGGTTTAATGACCGCAAACTCCACGGCATCGGTGTAAGCCACATTATCTAGGGTAACCAGTACGGGCTGGAATTCGACGCTCTCGCGTGGGTAGATATTGGTCATTGCAGATATGCCTTCCATCGAGTCTCTTGAAGTGAGCCTGTGTTATTTCGATCCCCAAGAATAGCACCCCATCGTCGAGTCGCCATGATAGCTTCATAGTTTCTTGGGGCAACGATGATTGAATCATCACGCTGGACTGATAATTCCGCATACCATCGGCGGGGAAATATCTCACCAAAAGTCTGAATATCGTGGTCGTTAAGCGGGCTATATCGCTTGATTTTAAAGGTAAGTTTTGCAGTAATAGCCAAAGGTATTGTCGTGGCTAAGTAAGTTCTAGATCCATCCGATAGCAGATTTACTATAATCGCCGTGTTTGCATTAGCAAGGCGAGTAACTGTGCCTTCAGCAGTAAGACCAACGGTTACCGAAGTATTTGTTAAAGCAATTAACGAGTGCAAGCCATCGGCAGTAAGCGATGCAGTTATCGTTGATGTAGCAGCAAGGAATTGAACACTAGACATTGCTGCAGTAAATGAGGCTGTAGCAGCAGTAGAAGAACTAGCCTTTTGATCTTTAATTGTGTCGGCTGTTTGCGTTGCTGTTACAACGGTAGATGTTGATACCTTTTGATCTTTTATAGAATTAGCAGTTTCAACAGCATTTATTGCAAGGGATGAAGCACCGTAGTGCGTAACATTTGCTGCAGTTGTAAGAGTTGCTGATATTGCAGAAGTAGATGCAATCAAACTATTATTAGAAGCAGATCCAGTCGTAGTTGCTGTAGCAGTAAATGTTTCATCAGCATATTCAGTTTTAGTTGCTGCAGTTGTTTCAACATCGGCAATTGTTAGATTTGCTTGAACAAGCATTGCCCTATAACCATCAGCAGTACCAGTAAATGTTGCGGTGCTAGATGCTTGCAGGTAACCGGTGCGAACCATATCCCCTGAAACGGATGCAGTAAATGCGCTAGTTGCTTGGGCTATTCGAGTTATTGTTCCATCGGCAGTAAGTGATGCGGTAAATGGTGAGGACTCATCACCATAAACCGTGCGAGAAGAATCTGCTGTAAGAATTGCAGTAAGTGAAGTAGAAGTAGAAATACTCTGACCGCGTGAAGAATCTGCGGTCAGAGTACCTGTAAACGACGAACTTGAATCGACATATATTGCAATCGCACCTAGCCAAAAAGCAGGTGATGGACTATAAAACTTGCCGTCATAGGTTAAGGCGCTGGACTTAGTAAGACCCATGACTTAACCCCCTGTTACTGCGAAAAAGAACTAAGCAGCCAAAGGTGAAAGTGAAACTCCCAAAGTTGTGAATGTAAGAGTGTCTGTATTCACGACTGACTTAGATGTTGTAAGAGCTGCTGACCAAAGGAAGTTTCCTGCGGATGAAGCATCCCATACAGAAATGTGAGTAATTGTCTCAGTCGTTGTCATAGAAAATGATGGCGAATTAGACAATGCAATTGCCCCTGCTGATGCAGCAGAGAAAGTTGCTGATGATCGAGTAGTTACAGCAGATGGATTTGCTGTTCCTGCTGCTCCTGGATCTGCTGTGTGTAGCTTGATATAAGTTCCGGCTGGTGCAGTAAATGCTGTAGCGCGAAGCATATTTAGCCAGTTATTAGCCAGGGTTGTAGTCGCTAGTCCTACAGTCATTCTTGCTCCTTAGTTTCTTCTTGTGGGGTTGCTTTAGTTATTTCTGCATCAGCAGTAAAAACCAATCCCAGTACGGTGCTGTCCATTATATCTTAATTAAGCCTGTGGCTTATCAAGGACACTTGCATCAGCAGCAATGAGTGCCTTGCTTGGGGCAGGGAACTGATCTGCTGGATTAGCCCAACGGTAAATCAATGGAAGAATTGAAGCAGCGCCAGCGCCTAGCAATGCTTTAACAGAAGTTGTGTGATGAAGAAGATATTCAGCAGTAACTGCTCCTACAAAAATATGTGACCATTGTGAAAGAACAGTCGATACTTTAGGCGAAGCATTAAATAGATATTTATTAGCCATTTTGAATCCTTTACTAGATTATGAATGGGCGTATGCCCAAGGAGATAATACCCCTAGGATTGCCATTTAGGGCGAATTACGGCCCGCACGACCAATGGTGAGCGTACCTTTGCGTAAACACCGTCTCCGTTGCTTTGGTTTACACCTACATGGTCGGGTCCAGTATTGCCCTCGATAGTTGGGATCAACTTTGTATGAGGATCAATGGGTCCAGTAGCAATGCCAGTATGTTCAGCAATGCCTTTATGGGTCCAATCAAAAAGCAATACATCTCCCATTTGAACTTGCGCGATAGGAACAATCATTCCTTTGCTGTGCGCCCAGGATTCTAGGGATGGGTAATAAGAATACTTTTCAAGAGCTGGTATTGCTTTTGCTTGGTCAAAACACCAAGAAACAAAAATAGCGCACCAAGCAACATGGTTTACTCCGTACCAAACACCAAATTTATTATCGTTATTAGCACCTTCTTTATAGCCAACGTCTTTGATAGCAACATCAATAACAAATTGTGCGCTCATTTTCCACCCTCTTCAATATGGTTTTCTAATCTGCCTTCAAATTTT